TCATATGAATCTTGTCCAATGACTATGCAAGTAACACCCGTTACGGTAGGAGTTCCACCGTTGACCGACACATACTCACTGAGTACTTCTCCATACGCATATACACCTACTGGATCAACGATATTTGCCATCTAGCATCCTTGGAATTTAATTTTTAGTACTTATGCAAAATACAACGTTATAGATCGAGTGTACAAAGGAACAGAGAGATATGACCACGTTATGGTCAAATTACCTGCAGTGGTGATGGTACCGATAGTCACCGCACCAGTAGTAGAGTTAATCGCAGTGGCCACTGTGCCTGAGTTGACAGTTACAGTTGGCGTACTATATTTATACGAGTAAGACGCATCGGTGAATGACTTGACGGTGCCGTCTAGATACGTTGCAGTCCAGTTGCCTGGTTTGACTACTGATCCTGTAGCTAACTGACCCGTAGCTGAACCTAGACCTGAAGTGATCACACCAGAACTATTGATGGGACCAAAGGCTCCGAGTAGAGTGTTTGAACTATTGTATACTGCACCGATAGGAGCGATGGTAGAAGGCACGTGTTGAATCAGGCTGAATGGACTGACTGCACCGATGTACCACTGTTGCCTAACCCTGATGCCATCAACACCGTCGTACATGGGATGTACGAAGGTGAATTCACCGTAGGTGTCAATTACACCTGGACCAACTACAGCATCGACCACGGGAAGGCCTGTATACGTGGTGCCGGCTAGCAAGGTCTGCTTGACGATGACCTTGTTTCCTGGTAACCAACCTTGACCCGTTAGAGACTTAGGTTCACATAGTGGAACGAAGAGGTAGACATTGTCTAGTGTAGGCGATGAGTTGCTGTTATCCTTATAGCCGAAGTCAGACGCTAGGCCGCTGTACTGCACTTTGAAGTAAGGCAGGCTAACTTCCTTACGAGCCGCAACGTTGATGTTAGATCCAAAGTTGACGTCCGTCTTAAACGTAGGCACCGTGGTACCCTTAGCGGCACCAGCCGTGACGACTGTGATACGCTTTGCGTAGCTGATGTAAGTGTCGACTGGAACTTTGTCGAAGAACGCATAGATCTTAGTATTAGGCTTGAACGCAGCGCCCTTGAACATCACGCCTCGTGCGCGCATGTATGGGATCACGTCAACTGAGACCAACTTATCATTGATCGTAGTCGTCGTAGTGGTAGACTCCACCCTGCCGACGGTACCGGTGTATCGAGTCGTGATGGAGTTCGCGGTGACCACGCCCAATTCACTTCCCTGCACCACTTGGCCCGTAGCTTCTACTGTAAAGCGGCGTCCAGTAGAATTCACCACTGACTGACCTGACCATATCTGTTGCCATGAGTTCCAGACTGTGCCGAGAACACCTGACGCCGCTGCTTGGTTGACGACTGCGTCATACTGCTTGTTGTCATTGACGATCACGTCAGGGCGACGAGTAGTCTCAAACCAGTTGTCTGACCAAGGTGTCAACTCAACGTCACCGATAAAGCTGTATGAATCAAACGGGTTGACGGACTCGGCGTGTGAAGCCCTGAGTTGTTTAACCAGAGGAGTAGTCGAGTTGATCTTCAATGTGACTAAATCGCCATTGACTGAGTAGTTGAGTCCACTCCTGTCTAGTAGCGCGTTAGTAGACTCGACTAGAGACACCTGTTGTTGTGTGAAGAATGGGCGTAGTTCTTTCTTCGAGATGTCGATGGACGCGATCCAGTCTGGAGAAGTGACGTCACCGATTCCCTGTCCACTGAATGAGTCAACGATGAACCCGTTCTGAGGACGTTCTAGACCGTAGGCGTCATACGACTTAATGCCCAACGTGTTTTGTTCAAGCTCAGACAAGGCGGTGTAGTACTCAAGGTTTTTAACTCGAGTCTCTATCGCACCAATGTCACGCATCGTGTAACGTTTGTTCTCTACCTTTTCGCTTATGACTGAGGTGTTATCGGCATTAAACGTATAGGGTTCGATGTAGAACTTATATAAATCCATTGAGTTGTTAGGAGAAGCCGGTTCGATTGGTGCTACCGACGCGACTCCCTTTGTTACAATGTAGTTACCAGCAGAGTCAAGTGACAACTTGTCAGTACGTCCCAAGTAGTAGGTGTATGACAGGCTTGTAAGAGTGCTGAAGGCTGGAACTACTGGAGTCGCCCAAACGTACGTTGGAGAAGCAATAGTACCTGTGTTAGTCTTAGTAGGCCTAAAATCGATAGAGTTGATCAACTTACGATCTAACTGGTTGTAGTAGAGCGAACTGTACGAGTCGATGGTAGAGTAGTCACCGGCGCCTCGCGCGAAGTATGAGTAGTTTACCGCGATTGTACCGCCGGTGATCTTAGCAGTACCAAGGGCTGTCGTCAATGTTCCTGATGCCACACTAGAGCTAACCGTCACAGTGAACGCTGTAGTCGTGGTGACCGTGACGGGCCATGTGCCATTAAGCTTAGTCTGCTCTGTGCCGACTGCACCGCTTATCACTATGATGTCTGCTGTGGTGAGGTTGTGTGGTACCGCTGTGTTTACAGTAACCGTGGTACTAGCAGTTCCAACAAAACTTGAAGGTGTAACGTCTATCAAGTACTGACTAGGCTTAAGTATGACAGAAGCTAGGTCGTAGTGCGTATCGCGCTGACCGTTGTCTAGCGTGAACTTACTTGTTATGTCTATGGTACCCTTGGTGACCGTCTGGATCTCAAAGACGTCTGCCTTCAATAGGGGCGCCAAACTAGTAGCAGAACCTGATACAATCGTAGTGGTCGTGTCAGTCACGTTAGTAATGGTCTTAACCATGGGTGTTGCGCCCGTGGTCTTCTGTAACGCATAGACTAGGTCAAAGGTGCCGCCCCCTGAAAGGGTAACGACTACGCTGCTTGTTCCAGCGCCAGTCACGCTGCTAATCGTACCCACTGTACCGTCTGACTTAACGGCGATGTAGTTGGCATCAGTGAGTGCTGGAAACACGTATCCAGTCTCAGTGACTGTGGCAGGTGACACTATCGCCTTGGCACGCTTATAGAAGGTGTACGTCAATCCTGAAGTAGAAGCTACTGCGTATCGTGGAATCGTGTATATCGAGTTGGTGAGTGCCGGTAGGTATAGGTCAGTCTTTACCCTATAGATGCTTGTGCCAGCAACTACCGTGATAGACGTATCGATGACGATCGTGGTGTTGTTCGTAACGGTCGTGACGCGATATGGACCCGCAGTTCCCACTGTAACATAGTCTCCAACTACTAAGTAGCCGGGCGTGTTTACTGTGTTAAAAGTTGTGTTGATGCCCGTGACAGTGGTTGAAGTCGTGCTGGCTACTAGTAGACCAGGTAGTAAACTGTTCGAGGGTACTATCCGCGCACTAAATCTTGTCGCAGTAGTCGAACCTGTGACTGAGTAGATGTATTTTGCTTGACGCCCAAAGTCTTTACCCGATACGATGGAGACTTCAAATAAGAATAACTTGTAGACACCAGAAGAATGAAACTGAATCTGTTTTACGCGAGCAGTGGCGATCAGTGTACCAGAACCAACAGTGCCCACCGTGCTATATTGATCGTAGAATGAGACTTGTGTATCGATCTCTGGCAGGTAGTTTAGATTATTGACTAAGATGTAGTTGCCAGGACTAGTGTCGAGCGAGAGGGACTCTGTTCCCGATATAGTCCTAGCCTTGTCAAGAGTTAAGTACTCAGTGACAGCCTTCTCTATCTCAAAACCCTTAACGTAAGCCTTAGATGGTTCAACGCCGAGTGAAATCTTGAGTGTGTCGGGAACAATGTACGTGTCTGGAAACCCTGTGTATGATACTACAGGTATATTCGTGGTGCCTAGGCGGCCACTTAGTAATTTAACGCCGTCGTTTAAGCCGTAGTTGTATGACGGTGAATTATCGAGCAACCAGTTGGTTGAGGTTGAGAACGTAGTTGGAGAGGCTGCAGACGAGTGAGTGGTGATACAGGTATAGTATCCAGTGTCACTAACTACGATGTCACCAATGATGTATGTCGTTGAGTTAGCCCAAGCACCCCTAAAGTTATTACGATAGTCTTGTAACTTAATTGGGAAATCACGGATGGTGTAGTCACCTGATTCATCGTAAGTACGACGAGCCAACATCTTATCGATCTCGTTGTAGATCGTCTTATCTAAGATGTACTGCAAGTTTCCTTCAAGCAACGTCAGAAGGGGAATGAATGTAGTGGTATCTACCGTCTGTGTGTAAGGAACCGTCGTGAGGACCAGGTCGATACTGTAGCGCGCTGCTCCAGGAGCGGCGTAGTTATAGGTACCCAGTGCGTTGTCTAGTAAGTTTTCAGCAGTCTCTGGATAGACGACGCTCTCGTTTACTTGTAGGCCAACCTTAACCGTAGGTGTTGTCGTATACTTTGATAGGACGATGCTCTGCGCTTCTACTAGTACAAAGTTGTCTTTAATGTAGTAGACGCCCGACTCAATGGACGCCGTGGAGCCGGTACCGATGAAATTAGCGTCAGTGGTAGAGTCTTCTACGTATAGAGTGTAACCCGTGCCGTCAGCACGAGTCAATGTTTCACCTGAAGTGAAGGTGCTGCTAGTCGCGCCTGCACGAGTATACTTTACGAAGAGTGTATTTGCATCAGTAGATGTTATAACCGATGACTGAAGCACGATGGCTTCAACGCCTGAAGTGCTTCCTACGTACTTATACCCGATCGGGTTGACGACGCTTGAAGTAGATGATAGCGCAGAAGAGGTGTTACCACCCGTGGGTAGAACCTGTTTTAACTTTACATACGACGTGTTGACGCTGTATGATAGTTGACCTGGAATGACCATCGCCCCATTAACGAATATGTGATCACCGTGTCGCTTGATCTGTTGCTGAAGGATGGTCTGTAGCTGTGTCAGTTCACGGGCTTGAACCGCGTAACCCGCACGAAATAAGATCCTATAGTATTTGTCTTCAGGTGCGTAATCATCAAAGAATGGTTGAACATTAAAATTTAGTGCCATGCTTTTCTCTTATTAAGTTGTTGCTTAAACAATATATTAAAACTTTAAGCTAGTTTTAATGACTATGCCTTGTTCAGCACTAAATTCAAAATATGATTCATTTGATACATATAGTAGTTTTCCAGAATATTTATTCACCGTAGGAGTAGACGTTACACTCAGTATGTTATATGTCCTACCCGTGGTGATGAGGGTACTAAATGCAGAAATGATTTCTTTACCTAACTGTTGTAGTACAGCTGTGTTTGCCGTTATGACTTCATCTTTACCATCACCGTAAAAATTCACTACCCTAAATCTTATGTTATTCATTGTTAGAACTTCATCTAACACTAGTCCAACAACACTGTTTAAGACCACGGTGTAAGCTATCACAGCCTTATCATTTCTAAAGATAGTTGTAGAATCAATCTGCGTTGGGTTCTTTAAGAAACTAAACTGTCTATAATCCTGTGATACACCTGATAGTACGTCGATGATGAAGGGATCCTTCTTCAGTGTTGTATTTATTGCTAGTGTATCCGCGTATAGTTCTGTGACTGCGTTGTAGCCGTGACCGTTTGTAGGAGGTAAACATGCGTACGCAGTAGCAGCGGTGATGATTGTGCCTGTAGTGGTAAAGGCGATGTTGGCGTATGAATAACCAGACCCATACGTATCGACTACGACTCTAATGATCCGCGCGTTCTCTACTACGGCATGGGCTGTACACCCAGTACCGTCTCCAGTGACCGTCACAGATACAGTACCACTGTAGCTATTAGTAGTGGGGTTGTTGACGACTATTTTATAGATGGCACCCGATATAGTAGTCTGTTCAACAATAGACTGGTCCGATATAAAATCAGATCCGGATATGATAGGACGAATCGTTGCACCTGCACCGGACCCCGATACTGATAGAACCGCTCGGGTGTAGAGTTGTCCAGGTGAGTCAATGACAACGTCAACCAGTTGTCCGGCACTGTTGATGATGGGTGTGAAGGCAGCACCAGTACCGTCTCCAGTTACTGTTATCGTCGTACCTGTAGAACCACTATATAGTCTACCAGGATCGGTGATATTGACCCTGACTATTGAGCCGTTATATAAGACTGGCGATACTTTAGCCGTGGTATTTCCATAGATACCAACACCTACTGGACTTACTCGATTGTCTACGACTGCTAGCGTTGGTGCTGTGATGTATCCACTACCTGGTTCACTGATGATCACGTGATCGATGTATCCACTTGCAGATATCGCAGGAATGAACTTACCACCCCCGACTACGATTGACACCGTGTCTGAACCGCTATAGTTAACACCAGGACTAGTGACAGTAAAACTCGTTATAGTGCCATTCGTGATGCTTGGAACTACAACCGCACCTGAACCAGTAGAAGTGTTGATCTTCACTGTGGCGCCGTTGGTGTATCCAATACCGCCACTGAGCGAAGAGCTTACTGTGACGCTAAACGTCTGTGCACCCTCTGTGTTAAGGTCAGAGAGAGGCGTTATGGTGAATGAACCGACTGAGTTACTTATGAGGAATGAACCAGTGTTCGCTAGGAAGTCAACAGGATCAGTCGTGATGTGATTAATTGTCCAATAGAGACGTGTGTTCTCATAGTTAGCGGTGCCCGTGCCAGACCCAACGCCGGTAGCTGTAAAGATGGTGCCGACCGCTGGTTGACCTGTGACCGTCGTCACCAGGTTTAATCCGGTGATCGTCGTCGATGCCACGGTTTGACTCACACTGACGGTGTAAGTACCAACGTTACTACCAGTTCCAGTACCAAACGCCGTGATGGTTGTACCACCCGTTACACCAGTACCACTGATGATGGTGCCTATAGCAAGAGCCCCTGAAGTAAACGTAGTCACAGTCAAGGTTGTGCCACTTATTGAACCTGTAACGACTGCGGCTGTCTGTGAAGAACTGATCGTATAAGTTCCAACACCACCTGTGCCTGTACCTAGTGCAGTTATATAGGTGCCGCCCGTAATACCTGTACCAGTTACATACGTTCCAACTGCAAGTGTACCTGATGTAACAGTGTTCACCGTCATGGTTGTAGCGGTGATTGAAGCTGCTACCACGGCAGTAGAAGCTGCACCGATGGCCACGAAGTTGGTCGTACCAAGCGTGACGATGTTATAAGATACACCAACTGTAAACGCGCCGGCAGTCTGTGTGCCGCCAGAAGCGATGACGTTAAAAGTTGCAGCGCTTCCCTCATTGATTGAGGTTGGCTGTGTTGCAAAACTATATACTGTAGACGCCGCTGCTGAGGTGTCAGTTACAGTGACTGACGCTGATGTAGCTTGTACTGTACCAGATATTGAACTGGTTCTAATACTAACAGTAAAGAGTTGAGGACCCTCTGTTGAAAGGTCTGCAACCGGCTTAACCTTAAACGTGCCGCTATTGCTGGTGATCACGAATGATCCCGACACTGACACAAAGTCTGCGTCTACGGTAGATCCATTATTGATGGTCCAATAAAGAGTTGTACCATTAGCAACACCAGATGTTGTTATATTGAACGTACCCTCTACATTCTCGCTAATGGCAGTTGGTGTAGTTGAAAACGTATAGAGCGTAGGTGTTATTGACGTGTCGTTGATGGTGTATAGACCAGACGTAGTCTGAATAGTACCGGTGATAGACGTTGTCCTAACGCTTACGGTAAAAGTCTGAGGACCCTCTGTGACTAGATCGGCTATAGTCGTTACCGTGAATGAACCGGCGTTGCTGGTAATAGTAAATGAACCAGATGTAGCAGAGAAGTCGGCTGAACTGGCTGTCAACGCGTCTGTATCACTGTTAATCGTCCAATAAAGCGTCGTACCATTAGCCACGCCTGCAGTTACGATGTTGAAGGTACCTGAACTGCCTTCATTGATGCTTGGTGTAGTCACCGCATAGGTGACAGTCGGACTAAGTGATGTGTCCGTGACGGTCACGGATGGTGATGTCTGAACGACTGCGCCGGCAATAGACCCAGTCCTAACGCTTACGGTAAAAGTCTGTGCACCTTCAGTCAACGTGTCGCCTGTGGCATAAATCGCGAATGATCCGGTGCCGGCTGTACTAGTACCAGAAACAACAAATGAACCAGTAACTGATGCAAAGTCTACATCATTTGTAGTAATATGATTGATCGTCCAATAGAGAGTGGTACCAGGAACTACGTTCGTGGTTGCAATATTAAATGTGCCTGCTGCAGTTTCATTGAACGCTGCGGGTGGAGTCGTAAAAACATAAGTCGCATTACTTGGTGTCTGAGACGTATCATTGATCGTAATTACATTTGAGCCAACTAGCGCGGTTCCATTATTTGTCAGAGTTACTGCAGAAATTGTGCCACCAGAGACTGTCAACGCCGCGGTTGCACCATTACCGGTTGTGGTACCACCAGATACTACGATAGAAGTATCATAAGTGGTGCCGTAACCACTACCTGGTGTGATGACTGCAGTCGACTCTATGCTACCATTATTATAAAAACTATCAGAGAGCGCCTGTTGAACCGGCGTGTAGATCAATGAAGCAAACTTAGAGTTCTTAAATGAAGGTACGTTATACATGTACTTCCATAAGTAACCGTCAGTAGTCCTGAAAGCGGTGAGTGAAGTGCCTGTGGGTTTAACAGTAGACGTGGTTCCACCGTTGTCTAGACACTTGTACACGTTGTTGTCAGACGTTACTACATAAAAGTTTTGTCCGCGCATCACCGCGGTGTGATCCCAGAATGCGTACGATGTGCCGCTCGTCCAATTATAGCGAGTCGCGACTAATGACACGTCGTTTGGAAGGATCTTCTTCAAGTAGAGTATGTTTGTCCTAATCGCGGTGTCTTCTTGAGTTGAATCAATAGAAGACGGTGCGGTGTCAGGACTGCCCCAAGGCTCAATCTTTCCTAAGCCATAATAGTAGTTAGCTCTCTGGTAGTAGACGTCATCTAGCACCAGAGACGCTAATTCTGTATGAAACTCTGATCGAATAAGACTAGGCATTTTAACCCTAATTAACTAATTGTTACAGCCCAATTGATAGTAAGTGTATCAAGCGTGTCTTTATTTACTGCAGCGAACACTGTGTGACATAGTAAGGTGCCACTATTAATAGTGCCATTAGTAAAGATACCAGCTTCAGTGATCGCCGTGGTTCCAACACCAGCAGCAAACGTGCAGGTATAAGTAATGACATTACTTGATACAGTCACTGATCCAGTAGTTGATGACATTGCAACTCGAGTACTTGCAAATTCATTGCCAAGGATGGTGTCGGCAATATTAGCAGCAGTTGAACTCGTGCCAAGTGCCATATGTGTTGGCCCTGTAGGACTACTATAAGTACCACCACCTAGTCGTTGGGCGATTAGGTTTTTACCTACAGTTGTTACTAGATTGGGGATAACACGCTGTTCTTTAATGTTACCATTTTGGTCTCGTAGAACGATGGTCAACTCACCGCTCGGTTTGATTTTATCATTGATCATGATTATTGTCCTATTGTTAGTGTTGTTACTATCGCTGAGTAGTTCTCAGAGAAGTAATCCGTTGCATAACCAAGATACTGCACTGTAGTCGTATTGCTTGAACTAGCAGTGACTGTCTCGGTTACTATTGTTTTATTTAGTGAGTTTATGCGTCCGGCTAGATCTGCAGCCGTTATAGTCTCAGTCGCCGTTGACACTGTCTTATTTATAGTCATTGGCATGGTAGCTCTTGACTCTGAAGCCGTGACAGTCTCTATGACGCCTGAAAGGTTCTTTCCAATATCTTTTGGTTGTTTTACTGTACTTTCGCCTGCTGTAACAGTCTCTAATGCTCCCGCAAAGTTCTTTCCAATGCCCTTTGGTTGTTTTGCTGTACTCTCACCAGTGGTTACCGTCTCATTTACACCAGAGAAGTTCTTAGCTAAGCCGTTAGAGTAGCCTCCGACGTCGTCAACGATAAACCTATCTAAAATGTATTTAACGTCAATGCTCTTTGCGCTAGACGCTTGGATTGAAAACTCTGTATTGAGTTGTTTTAAGACTTCTGAAAAGAGTTTTAATCCCGCGGGATGCGTCACGGTCAATAAGTCTTTATACTTAGATCGATCTTGCCCAGACTGAATAAGGTATGAAAATAGTTGATAGTAGTAACTATCTTGAATTCGCATCTGCTGGTTAGAGATCTGTCCAGCGTCGTTGGTGTACTTACCCTTCGTCTTAGCAACTACGTCAAAATTATAGACTAACTGCAACTGTGAGTCGTAGTATTGTTGTATGGTAACACCTGAAGTCACCGACTCGCTGATACTAGAACCAATAGTAGAGAGTTGTTCTATAACGACAGAACCACTATAAAACTCTTCAGGAATACCGTATGTTTCTAGGAAATAAGAATCTATAGTTCTAGCGTCTGACACACCAACCATATACTCCGTTAATCCAACGGCGTCTGATGCAGTTATAGTGTAGTTATAAACATTTGGCCCAGTAGAAACTAGTGTCTTTTCTATACTAGATCCAACAACACTGGGTTGTATGAACGGTGATGCTTTAATGATTTCACCGTTACTGTGACCATATCCGTGTTCTATGACCTCAATTGATTGAACCGCGCCGGTTGCACTTACGTCTAATACTCGAGCTATGGTTGCATCAGGCCTAATAGCAGTTCTGAACACCTGCCCACGCTTCCAGTTACTACCTGGTAGCACGATGCTTAAGTCGTGTGGTGATAAGATGATCTTACCACTATAGATCACCAAACCCTTATCATATGCGCGTACAACGTCGTTTCTATTGACTGTTAGGTTAGTCGTTGACTTAAAGTAAAATCGTTGGGTATTGCTATTGACTACAACAGACTCGGTGATGTTAAGCGTAAACATACCAAAATCATTGGTGA